TGGCTTTTGTTAGTTTTGATTTTTGTATATTATAAAAATCATTTCTTTGTAGTCTTTGTACTTCCGTAATATCTTTGTATATTACTTCACCTAGTCTGTAAAATGAAACAATAGTTCCGTAAATATCGGTTGTTGGTAAAGTAAAATATTGTTGACCTGGGGTTGAAGTATTATCGTAAACTGCATTTCCAAATGTTTTAAATATAGATATTTTTTCATCAATATTTTCTACACGGCTTGCATATGTATCATCAGTTTGAGGAACCCTTAATTGTTGATTTAAGTCTTCAAAATACTTTTCAAATATTTCAAGTTGTACCTGAGTTCCTAAACTATTAAACTCGGCAGGAGGTATATAGCCTCTTTGTTCTTTGTTTAATATGTATAAAACTGTTTGATATACAGTGTTTACGTTTATTGCCATTGTTTATTTATTATTAATTATAACAGCTAGGCCGCTTTTAATACGACCTAACTATTATAATATTACATGTTAATATAGTTTTTTCTCTATTGATTTATAAACTTCTACACCTTCGTCAGTTTTAAGGTAAGAAGCAAACGCAGAAAATGGATTTTCATCAAAAGGAACAATCATTAATCTTTTATCATTTGAAGACCAATGTATACTTCTTTGGTCCGCTGACAAATAAATAATATTAGCTTCGCTAGCTTTAATTGCAAAATTTCTCAATTCCACATTCTCGTCATTAGCTAAGTTTAAGAACAAATTAGGGTTTTTCTTAGCAAATAGCAATAAATCCCTTTTGATCTCCTTAGAAGTAAGGTCTGCTACCTTAGATCCAACCTCAACTCTTAATATTGCTTCCATTTGATCTATCTCCATGTTCATCGCTGCGTTTAGAGCATCAACCTCACTTAATAAATCTTCTAAATCATCTTCAGCAATTTCAATTTGATCATATTCATAATATAATACATCTTTCTTAGGATGATATAAAGAAAGCAATTTTTGTAAATTTTGTTTTTCTTTAGGAACAAATAATGAACCGTTTTTAAACATTATATGACCTAGTGTTACTTCACCTTTTTGCTCGCTTACAAATGGAGAATTTTGATTAGTTGCATATCTTAGCTCCTGTTGTTCGCCATTTTCTTTATTGAACCAAAGCATTGGCCATCTTTGTGAATGTTTAGATTGAATCGTATATGTTATAGGTTGATGTGCGCCTTTTAACAAATAAGTTCTATCTTTAATTTCCCATTCGGGTTTTGTAGATTTTACTGGTGTTTTAGCAACAGCTTTTTCTTTTACTACTTGAGGCGCAACCTCAATATTTTCTACTGCGGGGTTAGCTTTTTTAGCCATGATATAATATAATTAAATAATTAATAAAAACGTAAAGTAAGGGGCACCACAACGATACCCCTTATCCTTACAATAATAGTCTATGCGGAAGCTGTAAACAATACGAAATTGTTTGCACCTTGAGTAACAAGACATCTTTCAGATAGGAAGTGTACTTCCATAGCATCAAGCGCTGAAGTATAAGCACCTCCAACAGAACCAGTAATCCAAGATTTCATTCTTCGATCATCAGCCTGAGAAGCTCTATACCTTACATGCAAGAAAGGCCTACGGATATTAGTTCCTAGAATTTGGTCATAAACAGTTGAAGTACCTGCAGGAATCAAAACTCCTTCAATACCAGAAACTGCTACCGCACCTCTTGTAGAAGCATCATTTAGATATTTCCAGTCTGTCTTATAGAAATCATAAGATCCTCTGCGGAAGCCACTAAATCCAAGATTCAATGCCATTTCTTCAGAGTTTTCAAACAATCCATAAGCAGTACCACCTTGAGCACCATCAGAAACACCAGCTAGCATTCCGTCAATATCAAGAGCAAGTCCTCTATTAACAAAAAGCATGTTTTCTTCAATAGCCCCTTGGGTATCTAAATTTTTCAAAATGCTGTCAAATTCAGTAAGTCCGGTAGCTCCACCACTAAAGTTATTAAGAACGTTACCTCTTGATTGAATAGAAGCAAAAAGCCCTTCAGTACCTTTTACAGTCAATGTAGAAGTTCCGCTTACTAGCTCGCCTTCAACAACCGCCATTTCTAGATAGTCTTCAAAACGTAGTCTTGTTTCAGATTCAGCTTTTAGATACCATAGAAATCCAGAAGTTCCATCTTCAGTAGCAACTTCAACCCATCCGATTTGCGCAGCATCTGATCCAGAAATTGCATACTTATCTTTAATGATGATAGGTGAATTGTTATACTGAGTAAAAGAAGGAGTGATAGAACGCTCACGACCATCAGCAGTTCCTTTCTTAAATTCAGAACCGTAAACGAAAATCTTACCAGTTGTCAATCCTGTAAAATCAATTTCAGAACCACCACCGGTAGCAACTAGATCTCCCTGAGTATAAGGCTTAACAGTTAAAGTAGCCAAAGTAGGAGAAGTATCAACACTAGTTTCTACAAAACACTTTAGTTCTTTTCCTGTAGCAGGATCCATAAGAACAATAGTATCATTTGCAGAAATAACGTTTGCTACAAAATTAGATCCAGCAGTAGCATTCAATACGAATGTTAAAGTAGTTCCAGTTGCAACAGTTACATTATCATAAGCAACGTGTAGTCTATTTTGCTCAGACCATACAACTTGATCAGAAGTCATGGGCATTTCTGCACCAACCATTCTTAAGAAGCCAGATAGAGTTCTGTTACCATATCTTTCTACTTCTTGCTCGTAAATTTCGGGTAGATACTGTTGAGCGAAGTCATTAGTACCATCTGTAAAACTTAGGTAGTTATCGCTAAGTATTTGTTGCTTTTGACTTGGTTTAATCGAACCAAAAGCAGGTAAAACATTTGCCATTTTTAAATTTTTTTAATTAGTTAAATCTTTTTGTTTTTATTTTTAGTTTACTAGAATCAGCTCCACTAATAGCCCTAACCTTTAATCCATTAATAAATACATCACCACCAGCTGTTTGTCTTGGCTCAGTTGTAATGTTTTTAGTTTTAGCAATCTGTTCTTTAATAGCATCGGCACGGCCTTGCTCATAGAAATGATTTACAATTTGGTCAGTATTCCTAGCGGCATAGAGAGCCTTGTGGTAACCTCCAGGGTCTTGTAATTCACCTTGATCGTTTAAGAACGTCTCAACGAACTTTGATAAATTTTTCTGGCTGTCAGACACGGAAACAGGATCTTTTACAGAATACTTAAATTTTTTATTTCCTACATTAAAATCGAAACCTTCGAAGTTGTTGGAAAAATAATTATCAGTAACCTTTTCAAACCTGTCTATAATAGACTTTCTACTTTGTTCTTCTTGATTATAGCGATTGAAAAAATCCATAGCTTTTTGTTGTTCTTGAGTAATACCAGGTCTTAATTTAATTTCCTCGTAATACTTACTCTTTGTTTCTTCCAAAAAGTTTTTGGCTTTTGCAACCTCTTCTTTAAACGCAATTTTCTTTTTGCGTATATCCTTATCCTCATCTATTTCTTCATCATAAGAAAAATCATCCAATAAAATATCGATGTCTTCTTGATCTAAATGAGGTTTTGTTTGTTTATAATATTCTTTCAATAAAGTATTATTATCAACGTTTGAATAATCTGCATTTAATCTTGCATAATCCTGGACTGTACCACCTGTTTCTTTCATAAACTTAACAAGTTTATCTATTCCTTCTGGTAATTCAGGCGCTTTTGTTTCTTCTAATACTTCTTTTTGTTCTGGTTCAGCAAATTTTGTTTCATTGCTTTCACTTGTTTCGGCTTCTACTAATTTTATAGGAGACTCTACTTCTTCTTTTTGACTTTCTTGGGAAGCAACTTGCTCTTCGGCGTTTCCTTCTCCCATTTTTTCGCCATCTCCGGATTGGTTAGATACATCCACCTTCTCTGTGCTTGACTCTTGAACGGCATTTTCTTCTGTTTTTTGTTCATTAGGGATTACCACTTTGGTAACTTCTTCTTGTACTTTATCTAGTGGTTCTGAGTCTTTTAATTCAACTTTTGTAATTTTTTGCTCTTGCACTAAATTTTTTGGTCTTGTGGGTTTTTTCATTTTAAATTCCCCCTCTTGTCTTACTTGTACTTCTGCCATGATATAATAATATAAAATTAATTAATAAAAAAATTTACCTCGGTTCAAATTGCTCTAATCCAAACCCACCTAGATTATCATTACCTGATGATTCAAAATCTTTAGGTAATAGATCGTTTTTTCTTTGATCTATAAGTTCAGACTGTTGAGTTCCTTGAATTTTAACTCTTTGATCTTTACGGTCTTCTATTTGTTTTTCTTTTGTTGCTTGCGCGTCTGCTTGTATTTGAGCAAGCTTCATTTTATATTGGAACTCTTCAGCCATTAATTGCTTTTTAATTAAAGCTTCTTGTTCCATTTTATTTATTTCAAATTCAGACTTTGCTTTTTCAATTTGCACTTTTGTTTCGGCTAGTGCTTGTTGTTTTTGTACTTCAGCTAATGCTGCTGCTTCAGAAGCCTGTGCATTAGACTGGCCTTGTGCTTGAATATTAGCTAATTGAGCAGCTTGTTGTTGTTCTGTTCTTTTAGTTCTTCTTAATTTTAATACTTGATTAGCCAATTTAATATTTCTTATTTCTCTAATATCAATAGCATCTTCAAGATTAATAGAATTTTGTTGTAATGAAACTTGAATATTCTGTTCAAGTAATGCCTTCTCTTCAGCATCTGGTTCTAATTCTAAAAATATACCAAAATTATGTATATCTAAACTTGCAATTTCTTCTAGCGTTTTTACGTTAAAAGTATTAATACTACTTAATAATGCCTCCCTAGTTAAAGGGAATTGCAAAGCATCATTTACTCTAAGACCAATATTTTCTGCGTTTCTTATAGTAATATACATTAAAGCTTTTAATATATGTCTAACAGCTACATTTGAATTTGCTGCAGCCATTTTTTGCAAGCCAACTAAAGCATTTTTATCAGGAGAACTACCATCTACAGCTTCGTTTAATCCAGTAGTATCTCTTATCATTTGTAAATAATATTGATAAGTTTGAATTAAAGCAGAAATTTTAGACATACCATTTGAAGTCTGTAATTCTTGAATTGGTACTTTGCCTCTATTTAAATCTCCATCTTGCGTTAATGAACGCCCAACAATACTACCAGTTTGGAAATACATGTTTAAAGCTTCAGCAGGATTATAATTGGTTCCATTACCTAAATCAACTTCAGCTAACCCGTCCATATCTAAATATACCCCATCTGGTACAACCCTAGATAAAACTTGTTGTAGTTTTAAATGAGTTAATTGAATCATATCTGCAAAAGAAGTTATCTTGCTTACAACCGAATCAATTCTTCCCTTATATAATCTAGGTGCACAAATAGAGTAATTCATGTTAACCTTAGTAACATTGCCATAAGGGCGGGTCATATTTTCTGACAAATTCCATTCTAATATTTTAGGCATTCCCAAAACTTTAGCTCCCGTATATAATACTTCAATACTTCTACTAATCCTTTCGAAATTATCACTTTCAGGCGGATTAAATTCATCATTTTTTTCTAATACTTTTTCTAAACCTTGATCAGTGTATTTTAATTTAAATACTTGGTTAGCATAAGTTTTATATTCAAAAAATAATATAGAAACTAAATTATCATCATTATTACCACTATAATTTCTTACGTAATTACTATAATTACTTGGCCCTCTATATTTTTGAATTTCTTCTAATTCAGAACTAGTTAAATTAGGAAATTGTTTTTTTACTTCAGAAAGACTTAGGTTTTTAACTTCTCCAACATAATATATATCGTCAAAATTAGGATCTTCTGTATAAGAATAAACAAGAGCCGCGGGGTCTACATAATTAACTTTTATACCCTCAGATAAATTAAAACTTGTTTTAGAAGCACCTATTCCTAACACAGTTAAATCATATGCTATTTTTCTTTTTGTTTCTTGATATTTATTAAATTCAAAAACATTATTTATAACTTCCTCCTCTGCTATTTCAATGCTTTGCTTGTAATCTAACTGCAACATTACATCTAATTCTTCTCTTGTTGCGGGTAAAGCTTTTGGATCAGCGCTTGCATAAAAATTTTGACCTGTAGCTTGATTTAATTGTTCAATATATTCCCTATTTTGAATATCGCGCATTGCTCTAAAAGCAAACTGTGTTCTCTCTTCTAAAGCAAATGGATCGTTTGCGAAAGCTTTAATTTCATAACCTTTGTCCACCATTCCATTTACTATAATATCAACAAACTTAGGTATTATAGGTACTATTTTCCAATCTAAATTTAAATAAGACAAATCACCATTTATAGATAATTCATCTTTATATTTCTGGACAGATTGTTCGCCCCTAGCGTATAATCTAAGGTTATGGTAGTTTTGAAAATTTTGTAAATAACGGTCGCCGCCTGTATCTTGCCTAAACCATTCATTTTCAATAGCTTGCCCCACTTGTAGCCCATAGTCGTAACTATTTTTTATTTCGTCAGATACCACTTGGTCCGGAAATGAACTATTGTAATTTGTATAAACCATTTATTTAAATTATTTTTGACGTAACTCCATCGTTATTATATTTTCTTATTTGCAAGCTTACTGGCTCAAACGTTCTTTTAGAAATTGGTGCATATCTATTTTTATTACAAGCCATAATAGCTAATCCAGAGCTAATAGCAGC